GCCCTGCACTTGCTGAACGAGTGCCGTGAAGCGCTGTTTGTGTTTGACGAGAATCATCCGCTGATTGCGCGGACGGAGAACTTCGACATCGCGCTTGTTACTGAAACGCTCAGCGAGCGAGGGGAATGACGATGGACGAGCTAGTTGGCTACTACGAAAAACAAGTAATGACGTTATTCGATCACTACGCCGCTTTGGCTTTAGCGGGACTCATTGCAAACGAAGGCATTAGCGATGAGCCGCACGACGTTCTGCGTAATGCTGTGTACAGCAGAGTGGTTAAAATTGCGTTTGAAGTAGCGGACGTCGCTATGGCTGAACGAGACGAATATGGTCTTGAGAAATGAGAATCTTGGACGTAGAACAAGGCTCAGAGGAATGGCTGGCGGCGCGTCTAGGCGTGCCGTCCGCCTCGATGTTCGCGAAGCTCATTACCCCTACAGGCAAGCGATCCTCCAGCTTTGACTCATTCGTGAATCAAATGGCCGCAGAACGCATTACAGGTGAGTCAACGCCCTTCTCCCAGACCGATGCAATGGCTAGGGGGACGGCGCTTGAACCGTCTGCGCGAGCGTTTTACGAGCTTGAGACGGGCAATGATGTCATCGAGATGGGATTCATCAAGCATGACCTCCTCGAGGCTGGCTGCTCCCCGGATGGCTTTGTGGGGAAGGATGGTGGCATTGAGATCAAGTGCCCCCTCCCTCACACCCACATCGAGACCCTACGCGGCGGCGTCATGCCGTCGAAGCACATCCCTCAAGTCCAGGGCTGCATGTGGATCACGGGGCGTGAATGGTGGGACTTCATCTCTCACCACCCATCCATGCACACATTGATAACACGCATCGAGCGAGACGATGTCTTCATCACCGCGCTGGCCGATCTCGTCGCCGAGGCCTGCGAATCTATCGACAAACTGGTTAAGGATTACAAAGCATGAGTTACGACAATAACCTGACCGGCGCTCTCTTCAAGAACGACAGAAAAGATACGGAGAATCACCCCGACTACCGTGGAGAATGTGAAGTTGCGGGGACGGAATACTGGCTTAGCGCATGGGTCAAGACGTCTAAGGCTGGGAAAAAGTATTTTTCTCTATCATTCAGGGAAAAGGGTGCGATGCCTGAAGCTCCCCCCTCCAAGCCTGCGCCTGCCGACGATGATTTCTCGGACGAGGTGCCGTTCTGATGGACTTCGGACTTCGGCTTGCTGCGATCCAGCTTGAAGAGGATCTGAAGAACGCTGACCTGGCGAGGGTGCTTGAGGTGCATCCGACCCAGGTTGCGCGCTGGCGGCAGATGCGTGACGTAAAGCTTTCCGTTGCTGCGCGTATTGCCAAGGCCGTCAATCGGCCTGTAGAGGACTTTCTGGAGGAGTGATGCAAGGGGATTTTTGGAGAATCGACCGCAAGAACCAGATTGACGAAGTGCTGAACAACTTCCGCACCTGGGTGATGGGGAACTGGGACTGGTCAAAGCCCCTAGCCTTTCAAGCAAAGCCTTACGAGGGCTCGAGGAGCCTCTCACAGAACGCCCTCTTTCATGTCTGGATGAAGGAAGTGCGGGACCACTTCATCGAGCGCACCCCCGACGTGACGGAGGAGCACTGGAAGATTTTCTTTAAAACTGAATACCTTGGAACCGAAACCATAACTGCTGGTAAGATTGTCCATGAAAATCAACTGCGTCATACGTCTAAACTCAAACGTGGCGAAATGTACGAGTTTATGGAGGCTGTAAACGCATGGTGTGCCCAGCGCGGTTTGACTCTGCCCGTCCCGGACAGTTCCGAGTTCATGCAAATACGCCGGTCCCAGGCGTAAACCTTCGGGGGGAGGGGTGATGGGAGCGCCAATTCAGATAGACCCAGAGCTTCTCAAGTACGCGGTTTCCGAACAGGAGCGGCGCTACATTGAGAAGACCATCGAGATCGGCTCCATGCGGGCGGCGTCGAAGGCTTTAGGGGTTCATGACGGCACCATCCGCCAGGCCGTGCAAAGGGTCCAGGCTCGGGCCGCCAAGATGGGCTACGCGCCAGAGCATGATCTAAACAAACCAACCACGGCCCCGTTTGTGGTTAAGGGGACCTCTACCCTTTACGATGAAGAGGGCAAGCCAAAGCTTCAATGGGTGAAGACCAACCTCGACAAAGAAGCCCAGATCGAGATCATGAAGCAGGCCGTCGAGGCGATCTGCGAAGACGTTAAGCCTGTCAAAGCTATCCCCTCTCCCCCTGACGTAAACGAACAGTTGATGTCGATCTACCCCTGGGGAGATCCTCATGTGGGAATGTACGCCTGGGCCGATGAGACGGGCGATAACTTCGACCTATCTATCGCAGAACAGGACATGTGCAACGCGGTCGACTACCTCGTTGAACGCAGCCCTCCCGCAAAGCGCGGCGTACTAGTCAACTTGGGGGACTTCTTCCACTACACAAACATGGTAGGAAGCACTGAGAAATCTGGCAACATCCTCGACAGGGACTCAAGAACCGCGAAGATGATAGACGTAGGCGTGCGAATCATTAAGCGCTGCCTTGAGAGGATGCGCGAGAAGCACGAGATCGTTGAGCTTATAAACGCCCCCGGCAACCACGATGAAACCTTCGCCCACTTCCTGAACATCCTCTTCCGCAACCTCTACGCCAATGAGCACCGCGTCATCGTCCACGACGCCCCCACCACCCGCCACTATCTCCAGCACGGGAAGTGCCTTATTGGGGTGGTTCACGGGCACCAGACGAAGGATCGGGATCTCCCAGGGATCATGGCAACTGAGAAGCCCGAGGAATGGGGAGCTACAAGGCATAGGGTGTTTTTCCGGGGGCACCATCACCACGACAACCGGGTGGAGTATAACGGGTGCATTGTGGAGCAGATGAGGACCTTGGCCCCCGGCGACGCCTACGCTGTTGGCGGTGGCTACCTCTCAGGGCGAGACATGAAGTGCATCGTCATGCACTCCGAGTTCGGAGAGCAGATGCGTTTAACGTGTGGGATTGACGTACTGAGGAGCGTCTATGAATAGCTACGGAAACATGAAGGAAAGCCTTCGCAGGAACGCGGCCTACCAGCAGGTTGGGTGCGAGTTCATGCCTGGGTATGGGTCAAGTGCCTTCCGTATTACCATCGAAGACGGGGCCAAGCGCGTGTCGGATGTGTTTTACATCTATAACGATGCCGACCTCAACGCGGCCATCAACAAGCTCTACGGGAGGCTGTGATGCGCTCCGTCCACTTTGAAGAATTGGACGAGGACGAAGACGGCTGGATTCAAATCACTTTGACCGTGATTACAGACGATCCTGCCCTCTTGAGCAGAGCAAGGAAGGCGATGAAAGCGGTTGTGGACGATACGCCCCGCCTAAGCGCCATAAACGGCCCTAGGAGCGACGACAATGCCTAAACAGCTACTGGGGTATGGGGTAGTACTATTCGCCCTCCTAGGCCTCCTAGCGGCCCTTCCAGGGGCACTTATCGCCATCCCATTCTGGTGGGTAGCTTTGCAGCTTCTTGATCAGTTGGAGGACCACTAATGGCTCTCAAGCGGGAAGCCTGCGATGCGCACTTCTCCGATTGCGTTAGAGCTAAAGCGGGATGGGCCTGTGAGTACTGTGGGAAGTCTTTTGGAGGGCGAGACCCAGGGCTACATTGCGCTCACATACATGGAAGGCGCCACAACAGCGTCCGATGGTCTTTAGACAACGCGGTGAGCCTTTGCTCGTACCACCACCGCTACTTTGGCGAAAACCCTACGGAGTTCTTCCTGTGGCTCGAGGAGCACTTAGGGAGGGGGCATCTGGAGATGCTTCTGGAAAAGAAGAACAGCATCTTCAAGGGGGCGAAGCACATCAAGAAAGAAGTCTCAGACCACTACCGGGCAATCATCCAAGCCTTTGAACGCGGCGAAGAGCCCGAGTGGATCTCATATAACTGAGCGCCAGTCTAGGCCCTGGAACATCAGGGCTTCGGCTTCCCTGCGCTTGACCAGTCCGCTAAGCACTCTCCCGCCCGCCTTATTCCAGCGCCGGATTTCATCAGGGACAGCCCCAAGATCCCCAGCGCTAAGCCGACGCAGTAGGGTACTGCTCTCGAAGTTCCCTGGACCAAGGTTGAAAACCCACGAAACCAGCGCGTCGAACTGACACTGCTCAAGGCTGCGTTGACAGAATGCGGTGACATACCCCTCAAACTCCTCCAAATCCTCGATCAAGAGCGCTTCCGCCTGCTCCTGATCAATCACATCACCTTCGCTAACATCACCAGTATGGCCGTAGCCAATAGTCCAGACACCAGCAGGGCACAGATAAGCGTCCAGCGAGCAACCT